ACATCTTGAAAGAATTGTTTATAAGAGCCTTTTTTGTGCGCTTTTCTAAGTGCTGTATGTTCACTGACTAGCCGTTGATGTAATTCCTTGGTCAGTCCAGAATATTTGTAGGTTTTACTCATGAGCTCACCTCTGCCAGTTTTGGATTTGTGTGTATGTTTCCGATAATTTCGACTTCGAAGATATCCGTGTTAAACAAATCATATAGAGGGGTTTCTTCAACTTTTCTTTTTGTCTCTTTAGAAACAAACATTGCCTTGTCTTCGTTGAAAGATACAACTTCCAACCAGCTTGATAGATTGGTTACTTTAAGAATATCCCCTTCGAAGATTTCTCTCTCACTCTTATCTCTCAAGCCCGTCGATTGCATTAAGACAATGCCATCGAAATCGTAGTAGTCTAAATCTCGACTATCTGGCAATCCTTGCTCAAAATAGATTGTTTGCACACAAATACTCTTATCCTCGAAATTGATAGCAATAATATCGTCGGCTTCGTACATCGTTTTATGGATTTTATCCCACGCTCGAAATTTCGGAATCATTGCCCTCTCTCCTTCAAATAGCTAGGGATATCATCCCCGACATTCACGCTGTCGTACTGCTCCTTGCTGACTAGAAACTTGCCGTAACCCCCGCAATCAATCGTGTAGAGCTTACCGACCATAGATTTGCCGGTTACCTTGCCGTGTAATTCAACGGCATTATCTGCCTTATGGATAACCACGGTTTCGATTGGTCTATTGACCACTCGTAGTACAGTAGTTACGTTAATTGCTAGTGAAATTACAAGTAAAATCGTCGCTATCGTTAAATCTTTATGCTTCATAGATACCTCGCTATTTCTCTGATAACGTTGACAGTCACACTATTCCCTGCCTGCTTATATAGTTGACTGTTAGAATTGACCTCTTGAGCCTTGTCGAAAGCCCAATCTGGGAAGCCTTGCAATCTCCAACACTCTCTAGGTGTTAGCTTTCTGATTCTGAAATTAGGCATTACCACGCCTTGACTATCACCAGTTACTAGCGTGTTAGCGATACCTTCACCAACTCGACCTCTGCGGGTTTTAGAGTTTGGATGTGCTAGGTTAACACTATCCCCCACGCTTGCTTCAGCATATCCTTGTTTAGTTGCTTCACACACACGGATTTTAGGTTCTAATCCACCGCCTTGCATCGTTCTTATTGTTGGTGATATGCCATCCGTTTCGCAAACCACTCCACTTTGATTGAAGTTGGGTTGTAATACTCCATATTTTTTAATTTTATTCGGTATAGCAACTTGTTTAGGTTCTTTGTAGTCGGTTGCTGTCAGAGTTCCTACAATCCCTTTAGGGTTATGCACTATGTCTCTAGTCTCTTGAGCCGTTCCATTAGGGTTTTTAGTGTTCCCTAAAATATTGATTCCTACCCGTTTAGCACTAGATTTTTCGTCTTCTCCTCCGATAGGAAAAACTTTTCGTCCACGTTCTCCTCTAAGATGTCCGATAATGAACACACGTTCCCTGTTTTGTGGTACTCCGAAATCTTTGCTGTTAAGCACTTGCCATTCCACATCATACCCGAGTTCATCCAACGATGAGAGGATTGTCTCAAAGGTATCTCCTTTGTCGTGGTTGAGGAGTCCTTTGACATTTTCAAGGAATAGATACTTAGGTTTGAGAATAGCGGCGAACCTTGCGATTTCAAAGAAGAGAGTTCCTCTAGTATCTTCGAATCCTCGTCTAGCTCCAGCAATGCTGAAAGCTTGACACGGAAATCCTCCGCATATAACGTCAACGTGTCCGATGTTTCTGATTTCTTCGTCGGTGACTGTGGTAATGTCATGTAGTTCTATTTCTCCTTCAGTATTATGAATTGCTTTATAGCTCGCTCTAGCGAACTTGTCGATTTCGCAGAATGCCACACACTCATGCCCTGCAGATTCCATTCCTAGTCTGAATCCGCCAATGCCTGCGAATAAGTCAATGAATTTCACAAATCTTCCTCCTTAACAAACGTCCCGTTTACCATTTTTCCCTTTCTGTTCTTAATTTCTTCATACGCAATACCGAGACACTCAGTAACATCTAGGTCTAGCTGATGAGCTAACACGATAATCGTTACCAACGTATCACCGATAGCATCTTTCAGTGCTGCTTGCGGTTCCGTGAATTTCGTCGGTTTCAAGAGGACATCCCGAATTTCTCCGACTTCTTCTGTGATACGCATCCACTGAATTTTAGGATCAGCTTGCTTTAATCCACGGTTATCCGCCCAACGATTGATTTTATTAATTAGATTATTCATCCGTTACCTCTTTCACTTCAACGCCTGGGCAGTTAAATACCCATTCAAAACCAGCATCTTCTAGTTCTTTGCGGGTGTGTTGTAAGCTATCCTTGATTTCGTCTTTATAACTTATGATATCGCAATAGTTTGCACGATGTCTATCGGTGAGGTAAGCGTCTCCACCATACAACCACTTAAACCTAACCATATATCTAGCCTCTTTCTCTACCTCATACCCGAACTGGTGCATGTTGACGATGGTTGTAATAAACGTTTTTTTATTGCTATTCACCCACGCTTTAAGTTCTTCCTGATGGTAAATCGTTGAATTCGTGGCAAGGTCAAACACAAGACTACTTAAATTTAAGTCAAGATTTTGTTTATTCCCCTCATACCATTTTGCAACGCATTGCGGTACTACTGGTTTCTCAAAAAACGAATCGTATAGGTCTTCTGCGTATGATACAGAAATCTTCCCTACCTTCGATAGTGTTTGTATCGCTTCTTGTCTAGTCATTTAATGCAACTCCTTATAAATGATTAATGCTGATGTATGGTAATATGTAGCACTAACACCACTATCTGCCATGGCTGAAATATTTGACTGATATTTGATATCAATGATTTCAATTTGTGGGTTCTCTTCGATAAACTCATTAATCAATTCGTCGATGTCTTTGTAATTGGTGAATCCATATTTGACATCTAACAACTTCGTTCTAATCATCACACTCCACCATTTCAACCTTGTATTTTCGTGCATTGCGATATTTCAATCCCAATCTGTGTTTTTCGTTGATTGCTTCATTTTTCGTATGGAAGACATGCTCACTGTCTTCCATGTTGTCGTAGTATACGATAACCTTGTATTTCATTTTTTCGTTTCCTCAGCAGTCTCGATTTCAAACTCGACATCTTCGAGCACTAAATTATTTTGAAAATCTTTGAAGGCTTCGATTGCGTCTGCATCTTCATAGCTATACATAGACACTTTTTCTAGAAAATCTTCGATATCTGTGGTGCGGACACCAAACTCTGTACGTTCATGAATGATTTCCATTTCAAGGCAATCATAGCATGCAGTGTAACTGATCTTATTAGGTGTGTTTTTATAATTTTTAATTTTCATCTTCCACTTCCTCTTCGTAATAATCAATCTTTGCGAAATTCTTAGGGTTGATAGTAATCATCCTATCTTTTGGTTCAATTTGATGTAACTGAAGACATTGTATATTGCCTACCTCGAGCCATTCCAGCATGTCCAGAATACGTTCGAGATCTTCTTTCACCTTGATGGTTTCATCCATGTATGGATTTTGCAGTCTAATATTTGTCATAGTTTTTTTAACTCCCATAGTTATCGGTTCCGGCCCTTCTCTGAAAACCTTAGCCGGATTTTGTGCTATAAATCGCCTTAACCATTGCATAGCTCGACCATCCTCCTTAACAAGTCATCATCCGGTAACTGCTCTAGTGTCAGAATACGGTTGAGCTTCTTAACGTCGATGCCTAACTTAATGCTGATAAGCTCCATGTCCTCACGGTTAGACCAAAACCACCTTGAAAATTCTTGCGTCTGATCTAATACGCTAGTATGCCCATAATTGCCGGGTGCATACACACCAACCAACTTGTCTTTATACCTGCTATTCATTTCACGTTCCTTCAATGTCTAACACAATCTTAAATTTTCCAGACTCACCACTTAGCCCGCCATACTGAAACGACATCATTTTGATAACTTCGTGATTGTCGTCCGGCCACAAATTAGCGTCCGTTAAGCCGTCTATAAGGGCTTTAACGGTAGGGTATAGGTTCGGTGGGTCTAATCTTCGTCTGGTTGGTGCATAGACCGTGACAATCACTTTACAAGGCTTATCTGGGCTATATACCGGCTTAATGTTAAGCCCTGCTTCTGCTCTTGCTATCAATCGCAGTTTCTTGACCATTCGCCCCTCTGCTTGATAGTGAAATCTGTCGTTACTGTTGATAACTAGATTTTGAGCAGGTTTAGCTTTTGACCTTGGTAATAGAAATTCTAATTTCATAGTTCACCTAATTAGAATGGCAAATCATCATCAGAGATGTCCATTGGGTTCGCGTTCCCGTATGGGCTGCTATCCCTCGCAAAGTTTGGCCCTTGCTGTTGCGGTGCTTGTTGGCCATAAGGTCCAGCATAGCCGTTGTCATTGCCAAACGCTCCAGACGTGTTGCCTTGAGCAGCATTACTACCTTCACGCGCCGCACGGCTCTCCAACATTTGGAAGTTCTCAGCGACTACCTCAGTCACATAAACCCGTTGACCTTGCTGATTTTCATAGCTACGAGTCTGGATGCGTCCAGTAATACCAATCAAAGCGCCTTTTTTAGCCCAGTTAGCCAAATTCTCAGCTTGCTGACGCCAGATAACACAGTTGATAAAGTCTGTTTCACGTTCGCCGTTAGCGTCTTTAAAATTTCGGTTAACGGCTAGGCTAAATGTAGCTACTGCGACATTGCTAGGCGTGTAGCGTAGCTCTGGGTCTTTGGTTGTTCTTCCAACCAGCACGACATTATTGATCATTGATTTTCTCCTAAGATTTCGTAATTTACAAAGTTGTCATCAAGTAACTTAGCGAATTGATGCCATTGTTGCTCACCACCATGGAAAGTAAGGGCAAGATTGACCTTGTAAGGTTCAGCGGGTTTACTAGGCACTTCCTCGACGGGTTTAGCGTCTTCGATAACCTCGCCAGTTTCAGCGTTTACCGCCTTGATTTCCTCGTTCGCTGATTGTTTAGCCATTGCTTCAATCTCTGCTAGACGTGCAGCTTCTGCTTTTTGTTTGGCTTCTGCTTGCTGCTTGCGCTCGATAGCTGCATCACGGTCCTTTTTCATTTGCTTGATAACTTCAACTAAAGGTGTACCAATTTGCAATAATTTGATGTATGGCTCTGCCGGTAGTTCATAGTCAAGGGCTTGTTCCTCAATCATGGCAACATTACCCTTGTATTCTTCAAGTCGGTCATACTCAGCCAAAACAAGGGCGTCGATTTTTTCTTCTGTCGATTTTTTGAGCTTCATCTTCTTATCCATGAAGTAACCGACCTTAGAAAAGCTCTCGTATTTGCCCTTGAATGTGTCCTTGTCTAGCCCGGCTAGCTCACACTTTTCTTCAAATACTGACCTAACGTGGTCAATTCGTAGCGTTTTTTTGTGCTCATCAATTTCATTACGTTTGGCACGCAAATCGTTAAGGAGTGCCTTCAACGGATTTAGTGAGGTTTTTAGGTTAGATTCAAACTCGGTGAGCGGGTCTTTGTAAATTTTGCCGATTTCCTTACGCTTGTCATCAAGTTTGTCAATAAGACCTTTATAGCGGGTGATTTCTTTCTTGATGTCGTTGTATTCCAAGCTCTCTAGTTGTTCGTCTGATAGCTCGCTAACTGCTGCTTGAATAGCTGCATCAAATGCTTCAAAATCAAAGTTAATCTGCCCCGGCGTATAGACCGGCTCGATTGTTTCCAAAAAATTATTTGTTGCGTTGTTCGTTACGTCCTTCATGTTTTATCCCTTTCGATTGTCGATTTGTCTCTGAATGTCATTGATCACTACTTCGAATCCCGGCACCAACAACTTGTGGAAACCGTCGAGCTTGTACTTCTTCAAATAGTAACTGCCCACCGTTTCAACTGATTGCCCCGTAATTAGAGCTAGCTCATTTACTTTCCCTAAAATCTGGCCACGTTGTTCATCACTGATAAAGTTAGGCTGTGGGGTATTTTGGGGTTGTGGTTGTTGATTTTGATGTGGTTGAGGGTTGTGAGCTTGGTTTTGTTGCAAACTATCCTCTGACGCTTCAAACTGGTCCACATCTTGGCCGCCGATTGCAAACAACGACTGTAGGGCGTATTTCCCAGCGTATGATTGCACTGCTCCTGTCCATTGCGGCTCAGTCATTTGTTTCAAATCACCGTTGCGAGTTTTCAAAATTGGGACCGGTGACAATTCAGCAAACGCTACCGATTCCACGTTTTTCTCCTTGCTGAAAGCCGTAGCAGTGGCTTTGATATAAGTTTTGTCCATAACAACAACCAAGTCATAGTCAACAACAACACTCCAGTTAGACTTCAAACTCTTGAATGTGTTGTAAATATCCTCAGCGCTCCTTGAAGCGTACTTGGCGTTTCGTTCTTGCTTTTTTTCAAGCTGCATACGTTGCTGCAACTCTGTGAATGTCATTTCTTCCATGTTTAATGCCTACCCTCCCACCACTACATGTTATGTTACTTCGCCAATAATTCTAGAAGTGCTTTGATACCATCTTTCATGGATTCTTCACGCTCCGTTCGTTCAAAGTCCGAACCGTCAAGTTTAGTTACGTTATATTCAGCTTCTACGATAAGCACTTCGCAGCCAAACGCCTCGGCAAGCTTGTCGAGCTCGTTTTTTTGTTCTTCGTATGGTTCAAGCGGCAAGAATAGCGCCTTTTCCAAACGGTCAGCAAACACTGCTGTAAACACTAGGCTTCCTTTGTCCTTGTAACTTTCAAGAAACCCATCCTTTTCAGCGCTGTAAAATACGACTTTTTTATTGTTTTCTTTCATGATTATTCTTCCTCACCTTCGTTGTACTTCTTGAAACTCAATGTCAAACTTGCGATACCTGCTGCGATTACCACAAGCCCAAGAGTTGACGTGAGGCCCTCTTTTTCGCCAGTGTTTGGGAGAACACCGCCGTAAACGGCTGTTTTAGGCATCTCTTTGTTTGCTGGTGCGAGGTTGTAAGATACTGTGGTAGATTGCGCTTCCGCTTTTTCTTTTGGAGCGTCTACGGGCTTGCTAGGTACTTCTTTCGGTGTCACTGGTTTTTCTGGTGTTGGTTCTTCTGGAATATCAACGATAAGTTCTGGAATTTCAACAACCGGTGGATCAAGCGGCACTACTCCACCATCAAACTCAGGTTTTTCGTGTACTTCTGGAATTCCAGGGACACCGCCTTGGAACTCAGGTTTGTCGTGGATAGGTGCTTCATTAGGCGCTGTGCCGCCGTTCCATTCTGGGATGTCCACTGTTGGTGGGTCAAGTGGAACGATACCACCGTTAAACTTTGGTGTTTCGTCTGTTGGTGTTTCAACTGGTGTAGCTGAAACATTTTCGTATTTGTCGACCTTAACAGTTGGCGCTGCTGGTTCTTTGATAGTTGGTGCTACTGGTTCAACTGGTTTGATTGGGAGGGTTGAAACCGGAATTGTTGAGTTGATAGCGAACCACTGCCAAACACGGCCATCATTCCCGAAGTGGAAGCTCATTTTTCCGTCTTTGGTAAGCCCAACGATACCGCCCTTATAAAAGTTAGGGCTGTCGAAGTTGTCCCACTCACCGATAACACTTTCATCGTTTGAGCTGTCAGCGTATGCTTTGTTTCCGTCGTGATTTACGATTGTTGAGCCGTTGATGGTAATAAAGCCTGCTTCGTTTGAAACATACTCAATCTTGTCATCGTAAAGCTCGCCTTTACCACGGTTAAGAGAATTGAACCCAAACAAAGCGTCTTTTGTAAGTGTGATTAGCTGCTTGTTAGCGTCGTAGAAACGGACGTTAGTAGCTACGTCAATAGCTTTGCTGAAATTCATAAGACCGATTGTGATCGTTGGGTCATTGTATAGAATTGCGTATGTGTCAACGTCTGGTGTGTAGTCGTACTCTACGGCAGAAATCTTTTGACCATTGTAGGTGCTGTTTTCAAGCCCTTCATAGCGAACTGTGGTAGTTTCGCCAGCTTTTAGGGCTACATAAGTACCGCCGTTGATAAACTCGCTATCTGGATTGAGGACAGTGTTGACCAAATAGTCTTTGTCACCAACTTCTGCAGCTTTGGCAGCATCTTGCACTTCCTTTTCGTCAACCACATTACCTTTCACGACTTCATGGGTTGCGTTTGGCTCGCTGGCATTGTTGTATACCAAACCTTGCTCAGCCACTTCTGAAAGATTACCTTCTTTCTTTGTGTTCTCTTCTGCTTCTGCCATGTTCTTTTCATAAACAGCCTTGTCTTCAACGTATTTAGCTTTGTCAGATTCATATTTAGCTTGAGCGTCTGCATAAGCTTGTTTTTCAGCGTTGTATTGGCTAACTACTGAATTAATTTCGTTAGCTTTTTCATTCATTGCGTTTGCTGCTTGTTCTTGAGTAAGGTTGTTAACTGTATTACCAGTTTCAACGGTCACCCCAGCAGCCTTAGCATTGTCAACCGCTGTAGTGAGCTGTTCAGTTTGCTGAATTGGTGTAACTGTGATTTTTCCTGCAACCTCTGTATAGACATTGCTAGTTGGTTGTGTTTCATCAGCGTGGACTACTGCCCCGCCAAGGAACGCTGTGGCTAACGCAATTGCTGAAAGTGTTGTAATTTTAGATGTTTTCATGGTATACTCCTTATAGATGTTTTTATTAAGCACGGGCCCTTACCCGTGTTTTTTTAGTGCTTCAACGTGCACCCATCGCCCCACCATGTCATGTTTTTCAATGTTTTATTAGACTGTAATGGGAATATTAGGAAAAAAGATTTTGTATAGTGTATGGGGAAAGAATTGGGTATAAGTTACACTCCACGGCAGGGCCATGGCTGCACGCTGAAAGATTGACGTTATTTTGTGTACTTGTTCTTGAGTCGTTCGCTCTTTTCTTCGGGCGTCTCCACCACCTCGAAAAAGTATTCTGGCTCTTTAGGTTTTTTCTTGGAAAATAGTTTTCTTAGTAGCTTCATGAGTTACCCCACTAGTCTGTCTTCTGGTAGCCCATGATCTAGGTTGTAACGTCTAGCCTTAGCTGTGTAAGATTCCCATTGTGGAACCTCATAGACTTCTACCTGTTCTTGTTTCTTGCTCCAAATCCAGTTAAAAAATTTCATGTTATTTCTCCTTTAGTTGTTTTTTGTTCCCTTAGTTCAGAATTTCACCGTTGCTGAACACACCAAAACATGTCCCGTCTTTCATGATGACATCCACACCGACATGATGAGCACCGTTTCTGTCAAAACGGATATCGTCTGTCAGGAAGGCTTTTTTGATGCCAAAGCTTTTGAAAAAGCTGACCATGCCTTTATTTGTTTTTAGTTTTTTCATGTTTATTACCTCTCTCTATTCTTCTAACTACTACTGTATTGTTATCAGTTAGTAGTTATTATTCCTTAGTGTGCGTAGCACCATATTGTTATTAGTTGGTGCGTGGCAACGCCATATTATTATTACTTAGTTATTATTATTATTTAGTTATTATTAGTGTCGGATTCTTCAACTTTTGAACTTTTCAACTTTTGAACTTTTCTACTTTTGAACTTTTCAACTTTTGAACTTTTCAACTTACGTAAAGCCAGTAAGTTGAAATTTAGTTATCCACAACTTCTGTTGATAACTCTTTTTCAATCCGACTAACCCAATAACTCCAATAACTATCTGTAATCGGTATGTCTTGGACAAGCGGGTAAGTCTGAACGCCTTTACCACGCCCTAAGCTCTTTCGATAGATACGGATATAACCAGCTTTTTTTAATTCATTAAAGGCTGTTCGGTGTGCATCTCTGCCGCTTTTGGAACGTTTGGACAGCTCCTCGATATAAGGCCGCCAATCGTCTTTATTCGTCATTAGCACCCATAACAAACCTTTGGCTTGTAAACTCAGTTCAGCGTTTTGGGCTGAGTGGTTATTCATTTGAGTATAGTTACTGTCGATGTTTCGTTGGATATACTTCATATCCCATGACCTATGCTCCTTTCTGGTAAATGCCTTGAATTATGTCGTAGTAAGCGTGACCGCTAGGGATGACATAATTAGTTAGATCATCAACTCTGGAACCGTCCGCCATAATGTTGATTATGACTGGTTCCCATTTTCGTTTTTTCATGGTACAATCTCTTTAGTTTAAATTTTCTATCGGTCTGACTCTGGCAGGGGTCAGCCTTTTTTGTTGCCTTGGCGACACTGGAGAACTAGCGAGGACTTTTGGATTTTATTTTTAGGAGTTCTTATAAAATCAAATCATCTAATGGTATTGCTTACATTTCAACTGAATTGTTGCCCCGCTAGCTCACTAGTGCCGTCAAGGTGACTCGCCTTCTAACTACGCTTCAAACAGACTTCCTTGGTGGTTTGCAGTGAAAATCTCATTTTTAAGCTCTTGGTCATTCAAGCCCCAATTTTCGATAAATATAACGGCGTTCTTAAATTCTTTAGCAGGGATTTCTTTGCGTCTCACACCGAAACGGTTAATGATTTCTTTGTTGATGGCATGATACGCTTTAGCACGAATATGATTATCGCGGTAAGCCTTGCTTTTCTTGCCTTCTAACAATCCAACAATCTTGCTGTTTACAAGGTTAGTTAATTTAATTTCTTGTGCAGCGTTCACTCTCATGTTGTCTTCTAGGTTAGCGATACGTTCCTCATGGTTTTCAAGTGCATCTAGCATATTTCTAGTAACTGCTAGGTGCGATACTTGTCTTGCGTGGTCTTTGCTTTGACCAATAATGTCGTTCGTCATAAGATTTCTCCTTCAATCACGTCGTCTTGTTCCAGTATCTCCGAAACGCTACGGCTGAGACTATTTAGCATAGTTAAGAATGTTTCGAGCTCAGTTCTAACTTTCGGATTGTTTAACGCTGGTTTGATATCCAAAAACGCTACGCCGCCAAAGTTAGCAAGGAATTTGTTCCCTTTTTCCAAAAAGTTGATGGTGTGACGGTAAGCAGATACTTGCTTTTGGTAACTGTCTAATTGCCCTTGCGACTGTTCAATGGCTCTTGTCAATTCGTCGTATTTAGCTGACTTTTCATCAACCTCTTGACGTTGATTCATTAGCTCTTTGAGTTGTGATTCAATGAATTGCACTCGCTCGTTAGCCGCTTGCTCACTATCTGAAAGCTCTTTGTTTTTTGCTAGTAGCTTCTTGTTTAGCTCTTGCGTAGCTTTGTAATCGTCTGGAATGACTTCCTTTTCGATTACCTTTTCAGTCGGTTTGACTGCTTTGGCACGTTCCAACTCACCCTTGACCGCTTCTAGTGCTTGGTCTTTGAGTTTGAGTTTACGTTTTACCTCTTGCAACTCTCTGACTGTCGGCGTGTCATCTTGTTCAATCTTTTGGATTTGCTCTTGCCTTTCTTCCTCTGGGAGTGTAGCGATGAGGTAGAGGGCGTTTATCCCTAAATTCTGCGACGTCGCAGAATTTGGAAGCTCTTTCGCTACTTTCATAAACTGATTGGCAACCTTCTGGCTAAACTCTATTTTCTTAAGCCATTCCATGAATTGCCCGTGTGCTAGGTCATTTTCTTTGACGTGGTTTAATCGTCTACCAATCTCCCAAATCGATTGCCCAGCTATTTGTTTGTGGTGGGCTATCTCTAATTCAATTTGAGATAGGTTGTTAGACAATGATACTTCGTTCATCTAGCGTAACCTCTTTCTTAATTCTCGACTTGAATTAAATTCAAGTTTTACTGTAAAAAAATATCAAATACCGTACAAATCGGATGCTCGAATGTGGTATTTATTACAGATAGTTACCATTTTCTTAGGAGAAATAGAGAGCGCATTTTTCTCCCAAGCGCTAACCGTTTGAGCTGTAGTACCAATGCTTTCGGCGAATTGGGCTTGTGTCAGATTATGACGGGCTCGAAGTTCTTTAATTGTAATCTTTGGAGCTGTTTTTGTCATTTTGTTCCTCCTCTCTAACTAACTTACAAACGTATTATAACTTGAATTAAATTCAATGTCAACAGTTTTGTTGATTTTTTTTCAAGTTTTTTTAAGTTTTTTATAAATCAACTTGAAAATTAGGAAAGTCTACTATATAATATTAATATAAACAGCAAGGAGAAAGATATGGATTTGAATAAGCAAAGAGGAAGCAGAATTGAAAGTTTGAGAGCTAGCAAGGGTATTAGTCAGCTTGAATTAGCGAAAATGTTAGGTTATAAGTCTGATTCAACTATTTCAAAGTGGGAAAGCGGCGCTAGCATTCCAACAGGAACAAAGATTGTGAAATTAGCTCAAGTTTTGGGGACTTCGACAGATTACATTCTTTTTGGAGACGGTCCAGAAACCACCGAGGAACAACAACCAAACACCCACGATATCGATGAAATCATCGACAATGCAATGATGTTCGACGGGAAACCGTTGAGCGAGGATGATAAGCGGGCTATCCGCGGCATCATTGCGGGATATATGAGCAGCAAAGAGAAGTGAGGGGATATGACTGAAAATGAATTGCTTGAGCAGTTCAATGTCTCTATCTGTGAGTTTAGTTCAAACGAGTGGTCCAGAAATGGGTTTATCGACCCTATAAACAGGGTTGTTTATATAAACGGGGATTTATCCCCCGAAACTCGTTTAAAGGTCATTCTGCACGAACTGGGCCACCTAGAGCACAATTCCAAAGACTATGAGCGTCTACGGGAAAAGTATGAGGTTCAGGCAAATAGGAATATGATCCATGAATTGTTGAAAAATGAAAATCTTGATGATTTTAATTACTTACACTTTATGGAAAAATATAATCTCACCACGATTTGTGATGAGACGTTTGTAAAAAACGAATATCTGAAACTAAAGGAGATTGAAAAATGTTGAGTAAATGGAAAAGTTTAAAACGCTGGCAAAAGTGGGCAATCGTTCTAGTATGTCTAGCTGTACTTGGTAAGGTGTTTGAAATCACTGGCATCGCACCTAAAACTGAAACAAAACCAGTTAAGACAGTCCAAACGGTTTCGTCTTCTTCAAAAGCAAAACCTAAAACTAGTAAACCGTCTAGCAGTTCCAAGGCGTCAAGTTCAAAGAGTGAGGAACAGCCTTCAAAAGAATCAAGCTCAGAACCAAGCTCGGAAGATAAGCTAAAAGACATTACAGAAAGTCAAATGGGCAGCTTTATTGACTACTTTAAGCAAGATTTGACTGATAAAGGTCTGGATATTAGTACATATAGTTTCTACAATCGCAGCACTATTTTATATATGACAGTGCCTAATGAGTATAAAACATATAGCAAAGCTGACTTACAGAATTTTGCTGATGGCATGCTTGCAAAAGAGCATGAAGCCTTCAACGTCTGGGCTGCAATCAACAATGTCAATTATGAGCGTTATCCAATGTTTCACATCAAGACTGATGACGGTAATGCACTAGCTAGCCAAAAACTCAACGGATCAATGGAAATCAAAGTTAAATAAGACAACAAAAAAAGCCCCACACTCACCGTCGCCAAACTTCGAGTGTAGAGCAAGCATCACAGAAAAAACACGCTAGATAACCAGTCTAAAACATAATCGAGGTTATGCGTTCTTTTTTCTGTACCCATTTTAACAGAATTGAGGTACAAACACAATGGCAACACATAAAGTCGCTATCTATGTCCGAGTATCAACCACATCGCAGGTTGACGAGGGCTATTCTATCGACGAGCAAAAGGCAAAACTGACAAGCTACTGCGACATTAAAGACTGGAATATTTACGAGATATACACCGACGGCGGTTTCTCTGGTTCTAACACGGAACGCCCCGCACTAGAGCAACTAATAAGAGATGCAAAGAGAAAGCTGTTTGATACGGTCCTAGTGTATAAGCTAGACCGATTAAGCCGTAGTCAGAAAGATACACTCTATCTGATTGAAGATGTCTTTCTGGAAAATGATATAGAATTTGTCAGCCTGCTCGAAAACTTCGACACCTCAACGCCATTCGGTAAGGCAATGATCGGATTATTGAGCGTGTTTGCCCAACTTGAAAGGGAACAAATCAAGGAACGGATGCAGCTAGGCAAGTTAGGGCGGGCAAAGTCTGGAAAGTCGATGCAGTGGGCAAAAACATCTTACGGCTATGATTACATCAAAGAGACTGGCACGCTCTCGGCCAATCCATATCAAGCCTTAATCGTCCGAAAGATGTTCGAATGGTATTTGTCGGGGATGTCGATTACTAAGCTCAGAGATGCCCTAAATGAGCAATATGGACAAGATAAAGAGTGGAACTATAGGACAGTTAGGGTTATCCTCTCAAATCCGGTATATTGTGGATATAATCAATTTAAGGGTCAAATATTCCCCGGCACTCATGAAGCTATCATATCCGAGGAAGATTTTAACAAGACACAAGAGGAAATCAAAACAAGGCAAAGGACAGCCGCCCAGCGTTTCAACCCTAGACCGTTTCAAGCTAAATACATGCTTTCTGGTATTGCTCAGTGCGGCTATTGTTCAGCCCCGCTTGCTATCAAGCTAGGCATGATACGGAAAGACGGCACACGATTAGTCAAATACGAGTGTAAGCAGCGACATCCAAGGAAAACCAAGGGCGTGACTGTTTATAACAACAACGAAAAGTGTGATTCTGGGTTTTATTTCAAAGACGATATCGAGCACTTTGTCTTGACCGAAATCAGTAAACTGCAAACTGATTCAGATTATATCGACAAGCTATTTTCAAACACTGGCAAAGAGACGATAGACCGGGCTAGCTACCAGAAACAAATTGACAATCTGACTGCTAAAATTAGCAGGCTTAATGATCTATACATCGACGATAGAATTTCACTAGAGGAACTACAAAAACGCTCAAGCGACTTCATGGCAGAAAGAACAGCGCTCGAAAAAGAACTAGACGCTGACACCTCTCTCAAAGCTGTAGAGCGGAAAGAAGATATTAGACGGGTGCTTGACACCAAGGATATCTTCACGCTTGATTATGAGCAACAGAAAGCCATAGCACGCGCATTGATAAGCAAGGTTAGAGTTACTAGTGAAAGCATCGTTATTTTATGGAAATTATAGAGCGTTTTACTAACTTTCATTTCAATCAAGGACACTAAAATTCTTGATTTGAGCATAAAAAAAGACTTGGCAGCATGAGCTACCAAGCGGCATGAAAAAACAAAAACACTCGGCACGTAAACGTCCAAAAGTACATCTATAGTGTACTCTATTTAGATTAAATGTCTAATGCTATACACTAGAATACACAAAAAAGCCCGACATAAAGTCGAGCAGTTCGAGAAATTATCGAAATGACACCAAGTATTCCAATGACTATGTTATCACTTATCTTTGGAAATCACAAATAAAAAAGAGCTATGAGATAACCTCGTAGCTCTTCGCCTATGATGGATAACTTAATTATACCAAATAAAAAAAGCCCCAGCAAATGCCAGGGCTTCGACCACTACTGCCATGGTATCCCTATTGCAGTGTGAGGGGAGGTGATATACTCCTTTTCGTTTTATTTAATTCGTGGTCTTGATTAAGCGAATGAACCGAATGACGTTACACGGCGGCCATTCTCTGATTGACCGACTGCGACATAGCGACGATTTCCAGACCCGCCAATGTAGCTAATCCAGATATAACCATCAACGTCACACCAGCCGTCATAGTTGATGGTTTCACCAGCTCCATAGACTGCCACGATTTCAGCACCTAGACCGGCACCAGCTCGAACATTAAGAGCTGATACTTCAACCGTAAATGTCCCGGTTTCCTCGTTGATAGTAATTATACCATCAAACGGGGTTGGGGTTGGTGCAGGGGATTGTGATTGGTTGTCGGTTGGGAAATAGAACCAGCCCACAATACCGTCAAAATTGCGTGTATTGTAACGAGCAGGGCCGCCAACGTATAAGCTATCAGCATTGCCGTCAATATTCTGCTCGATAGTTCGCATGGTGTAGCCGTCTGAATCTTCGATAACCAAGCCAGTGTGCCCGTATGGATGCCCTGCGATGTAAGTAGTATCCATGACGAATACAGCCCCACGACGTGGACGGCTATCAAGGTTCCCTTCTTGATTATACTCGACTTCATAGCCTGCTTCCGCCGCTGAGTTTAGCAAGTCAATGGCGTTCCCCCAAAGGGCACGGCCAAAGAAGTTAATTGAGATAGAGTTGGGCAGGTCAACACACTGTGTTCCCCACGATCCATCAGCATCAGTACCGACACCAGCGTCAGCTAGATTTTCTGCAAATAAGATAATGTCATTATCTGTTGCCATATAGTAGGCCTCCTTAAATTATTTTTGAATAGCTTGTTTAATTTCCGAGATAGTTTTTTCCAACTCTTTGACCTTCTGTTTTAAAGTCTCAATTTCGCTTGTAGGTAATTGAGATTTTGTTACAAGTGGGTCTTCCGCAAATCTATTTTGTTCCATAACCTGTTGGAAAAAGTTGTTATATGTTGGAAATAACCCATACGCTTGGCTGATAGACAACGATGAAGATTGTTTGTCTTTAATTTCCTTGATATCCGTCCCAACCGCTTGAGCAAATTCTGTAAACTTACTCATAATAATCACGCTTTCGCAGTGTTATAAACGTTCACAAGATCTTCTTGTTCAATGGTATCAATACGAGTACCAAGCTCGGTCATTTTACTGATAATACCGCTGTCAGTATTGCCACCCGCTGCACTGATTTTATCAGCGATTTCCTTGAGTGTGTTGAGTTCTTCTGGGACGCCTTCGCCCAGAATGGCAGTCTTAACACCTTGAATGGCAGTGTTAAGTTGGTCTTGAGTGATGCCGTTAGCGGTTACTTCGCCTTTCTCAGCCTTGCCAGCCAACGCTGTTTTAATTTCTTTGATGTCAGCACCCACGGCTTGGGCGAAATCATGTAATTTACTCATTTATGTTTCCTTTCAAATTTTAGCTAGATTGTAGATGTTTACGAGGTCTTCCGTTGTTTCACTGCCACCAGTGATTAAACCAGAATCTCGCAATTCATCCGCTAACAGTTTTAATTTAGGGTCTTTCTTCGATGGAATCGCACCGTCAATGTTAAGCGAACTCTTAACTTTCACCTTGAAATTATTTGACGGAAAAATGTGCCCATTTAGTTTAATTTCGAGGTAGTAAGTGCCGGGCTCTACGATATCGCCCATGACAAAGGTAAAATGCCCGTTTTCTACGGTTACATCTTGATAGAGTGCCACGGTTTCATCATTTGACAGCGTGAGCTTACCAGTTCCGGACAGCTCCATGCGTTTTCCATCATAACCCAGAATTTCAAAACCAAATACGGAAGTGGTGTCCCCGCTTTTAAGGACGTCACCACCTTCGATTTTGGTTGATAGAGGTCATGAGTCTAGACATAAGCTAGCCCTCACGAGGTTCATTGTAGTTCAATGCTCGTTCGCTATCTGCTACGCCCTTAGTTGTTGGGTCAGTTACGATACCCAAGATTACCAAGATCACAACGAATGTATTTACACCCTCTTGAATGTTGCTAGGGATATTAAGCCCGAATTGTTGCAACATCAAGAAAACTGCTGAGATAAGAGCTACTAGAGTAGCTTTGTTTTGCAAACGTAGTTTAAAATTAATCATTGTCATTCTTCTCCTTTTCTTCTGAGTTAAGAAAAAACTTCTCTTTGTCGATATTTTTCTTAATGTATTTGTCGATATAAGGGATTTCCACCCCTAGTGCTGATAGACTAGCCAAAATACTAGATCCGTAAGCCGCAATCATGGCAAAGATAAATGTATCTAGGACACCACCTAAATTCATGAATACTGCGAACGGATAGAAGATGGCTACAAACGTAATCATGGTTGTATGACTGACTAGCCCTTTACGAAATTTAGAGCTTGAAAACTCATGAGCGGCCCAAGCCCTGGACACACCAATAACGATATCGCTGAAAATGATAATCATGAGCAGGAACACCCATAAATGCTCATCGATACCGTGCGCATAGAAGTCTCTAACCACATCGAAGACACCAAAAATGCCGTCTGGTTTCTGTACCATTAACCCTCCTTCGGTTTGAATAGCCATGCAGTGGCAATCCCATTGTTTTCGAGCTTGCCACCCTTTGCAAAATCAGCGAATGGTTGATTTTCGTAAGTAAAAGACCCGTTAACTTGGATAAGTACCAGCTTGCCTTCTCCGTCCACTTCCTCATGACTAGGGTCTTCGATAGCGAAGATATCCCCAGCGTTGAACGCATCGCCTGCTTTAACAACTGGCAACAATTCCAAATATTGCTTGTAGATTGTGCCATATTGGATATTCTGACTCATTACCGCATTGAGGATGGACACGTTAGCAATCTTACGAGTCAATTCGCTTTGTTCAGCTACTTTCTCAGCCAAATTCAAGCGACTGTCAAGGTCTTTGATAGATTCCTCTGACTTAGCTTGATAGCGTGCTAGCGCTCCAGCTGGGTCCAACTCAGTCGCTAAGATGTCCAAGATAAGCTGGATTTTAGCTTCTTCCGCCTTGCTTGTGTGGTCTCCTGGAACGTCTCGTGTCAACCACGTCGAGCCATCTTTGGACTGGATGGCAATCCGTGTTGTTGTCGGGTTGGTCAGATAACTCGATGTAACACTGAAATTAGACTTATTCATTAGCCGCTCCTTTCTGCGCTGCCTCATTAAAGAGGTCGTTAAGGTCTGAATCAGACGCTAGTACATTTTGATAATGCTCTAGTTGAGACTTGACCTGCTCAAGTTCGCTAACAGTTGCCTGCAAACGAGCTTTAAACTCGGCCTTCTCAATAGTCAAATTAGCGTTCTGACTTGCGATATCTCGAATCATTGAAGTGTAGATTTGTTCGTTCATAAATTCTCCTTTTACCAATGGGCGATTTTGCCGAAAGTGGCTTGCTCATTTTTTAAAGCGTTAATAAATGCTGGGTCTCTCCCGTTTCCGCCTACATTTAGAAAATGCTGCCAAACCCTTGCGAGAGCTGCGGCAGCAAATCCTAGATTGGTGACATTTATCCAGCGCCCCTTTGGAAGCGAAGCCGGGTGGAAAGAGTACCCACGATCAAAATAAAAGTCGTCTTTTAGCAAGATTCTGTCACCATACAGTTCAGCTTGGTCGAAAACTGCATTATGCTCCAACCCTCTTGCGGCGCGATACACTCGAAGCCCAGAGAAACGGCCGGATGACGCTGAATTGATTCCATCCCCAGACGATGTGACGCCTATGGCAGCGAACAACGAGCCGACACCTCCATCTTCATCTGGTGGAGTGTCGTTGAAATGCACGAACGCTGTGTGCGTCCCTTTACGTCGAACGATCGCATTGTCTTTGTTATGAAATTCAATCGTTGCATTGTCGTAGAAATGAATCTCAGATTGGTTTAAGTCAACTCTCATTGATCCGTTAAGCCCTTCCATTCTGCCTCCTCGATAGTTCAAACCAGTAAACGTGCCACTAGTAACGCTTGAAGCGTTTAGATTGACAACATCAACCAGTGAAGCGTTTAAGCGCCCGCTAGTGATTTTACTTGCTGATAATTCTCCAATTTTAGCCGAGCTAATGACACCATCTTCGATGTAAGTAGAACCAGTGATTTGAACCAGTTTACCGTCGATTTTAACCGAGCCGTCTTTGTTAAGATTGATTTGGTTGAGTACATCCCCCGACCTTGTTAGGTTCTTGACAGCCCATGAACCAGCAATCTGGGACATTTCGGACTTGGCAGCTTCAAGCCCAGTATCTAGCTTGTCTAGTTGCTTGTTAGTGACACCGAGATTAAACGCCCACTTATCCTCTAGGTTCTCTACTTTCCAAACTGTACCCTTGGCATCTTGGATAATCTGAGAAATAGACTGCCCATGTTCGCCAATGGTACGGCTGAAACTGTCAACGGTTGACTTGATTTCGTTGAACTTGACTGTCACCTCTTGACTTGCATCTTTTGGCGATGGTTGCCAAGCGCGGTCCATAGTTCCCTCGTAACAATCAAGCTCGGTGAAGAATAGCAATGACTGACTGCCGTTGGTAGTACCAGTATTATCGATACGGATAAAGCCTTCATCGCAGTCGCCGGAGTTAAAAGTGAAGTGAAATTTCTTAACACCGCTTGTGGATGGCGAACCATCGAAATGCTTGATGTTAACTACTTTGCTAAATGTTTTAGTTTCGTTTGACTTACGACCAAGGAAATAGATATCCATTCCTTTTAGATTACCGCCTGCCAAGATTGAAACGTTAAGAGAATAGTTGGTATTTCGTTTCACTGGAAATCTCATCGTAGCGCTAGGCGTTGTTGTTGTTGTTGTTGTTGAAAGCAAAAACAACGGCTTTGAGCCGTTGTAATAGAATGAATGACTTGACACAGATAAATTCGAGTTAGGCTGCGATGCTTCCCAATAGCCCCAGCCGTCCAGGCTGTCCGGAAAAGCTGAGTTACGGATCAAGTTCTCACCACCAACAGAAAGCGTGTCAATTGACGGAATCTGCTTCTTGACCTCGCTAATAAGCTGCGTTGTCCCTTGCTCAGACTGTTGGATAAGGTTTGTTACAGCCGTAGCCGTCGCAAAACCTTTGTTATCAACAAGTCTATTGACGTCAGACTCTTTCAAAAAGCGTTTGCTATCAATAGCACTGTCTAGGTCAACCCTAGAGATTTTAGTCTCAATCTTGCCAGCTAGCGTGCTGATTTGTGTTTCAGCGTTAGTGACTTTATTTCCAAGGTTGTCAAAGTCAACCCTTGAAACCTTTTGAGCGATAGAATCAGCTGTAACACGTAATTCTGCGTTAGTTTGGTTGATTTTACGCTCTAGCTCTTGACCTTTAGACACTGCACTGTCAGCCGTAGCCTTGGCAGCTTGGACTTCTGTTCTGTCCGCTTTCAAACTGATTTTATTATCAGTCTGAGTGATTGCGGTGCTATTAGCCGCTACACTCTTAGAGAGTTTGTCAAAATCAGTCTTAGACACTTTTGATGATACTTCATCGACCAAGTGATTGACCGTAGTTTCAGCGTTAGTCATGCGGCTATCTGTTTCAGATTGTTTCCGAGATAGCTGACTGACACCCTGCTCGGTCTGTGTAATCGTCGTTTTAACCGTGCTGATTTCAGCTTCGGTGTCCTCTGGTGCTACTGTATGCTGTAAGGGAATGAGTGTCCCTCTGACCAGCATAGGCGGCTTGATTTTCAAATAGCCGTTTCTAATAACTGTAATATAGAACGGCCATTCACCGAGTGTGATGTCCTTGCCGGCAGTGAAAATCAGCTTAACGTCAAACCACTCATTTTTGAGGTCTGTCGGGACATTGTAAGCAACTAGATTGTCATTGTTTTTATGATTTTTAATGATAATCATAGCGCCACGGTCAATGTCCACCCCGCTGTCAATGTAAACCGGAACCAAGAGCGAGAATGTTTCACCGGCTTTAATCTCTGGAATAGCCATGTTCCATGAGATACCACCGTAAACGTCGCTCGAATAGCTATGAGACTTGATTAGGAAAGTTTGCCCGTCCGTAGTAATAGTAGTAGTATTTCCGCTTTCTCCGGGTTGACGGTGTAGATTCTCGAAATCTGCTGATTTCAAAATCAAGTTACGACTGCCAAAGTCTGTCGGGATCTTACTATCCACACGGCTAATCTCAGTAGTAATTTTATTTCCTAGCTGAGTAATTGAGCTCTCAGCCGTCGCAAGTCTCTGGGTAGCATTGTTAAAATCACTTGTCTTCACTCGTTGGCTAATCTCGTTAGCTTGTTGAGTAATGCGACTTTCAGCGTTCAACACTCGATTATTGACGTTGTCAAGTTCTTGTTTGTTAGCTTTAGACGCAATCATGTCCGCTTGCTGAGTGATTGATGTTTCAGCACGATTCACACGGCCCGTGAGCGTGTCTACGTCCTGCTTGTTGGCTTTCTGGCTGATTTGCCCAGCCTGCACCGTCAACGAGCTCTCAGCCTTGTTTAGACGACCAGAAACAGCGTTGACATCCTCTTTGCTAGCCTTGGCTGAAATCTGCCCTGCTTGCTGTGTCAAAACCGTCTCAGCATTAGACACGCGCTGACTGACCTTGTCAACATCTTGCTTGCTAGCTACTGACATGAGGGCGTTATTGACCTTGGCAAACTGTACTGACGTGTCATTTGACAATGTACCAATAGAACCTTTTAGAGCTTCAACTCTCTTTTCAGTCTCTGATAAGTCCGTGTTTAGCGTACTTTTAGCATTATCGACCAGTTTGACAGCTTCTGATAGTGCGTCTTTTTTAGATGCAGCAATCTTCTTCTCTGTCTCTGCACGCTCGACTGTGTCCAAGAAACGAGCTTCTGCGATAGCTTCGCTCTTAACATCATTCAGACGGTTAAAAGCGTCCTCTGCGGTTGATTTGGCTGAACTAGCTAACGTTTCTGCATTAGTAGCCTTGGCTGTGATTTCAGCAACCACTCTGTCGTGGTCTGATTGCTGTTTAGCCATGTTGGCTGCGACTTTTTCAAACTCTTTTTTGATTTTGTCTTGAAGACCCGTGCCGTCCCACGTTCTCAAAACCTCTTGCCACATTTCACCGGTCCAGCGATACATGATGGTATGTCCTTCATGTTCTGGGTCCGGTTTGTACCAAGAATCATTGATTAAGACTTGCCCTGGATGTGACTCTGTTGGATCAGTGCTTGTGTACCAGTTATGGTTAAAACCATTAGCTGCCGGGATAAACTCTGGCAACTTTTTGACAAATTCAGTAAACTCACCAGCTTTAAACTCATCAAGTGCTTTGTTCACGGTACTCTGCACCTTCGCATCGTTGCTTTCGCTAACTCGGTCCCCTAGTTTGACATCGCTAGATTCATTGTTTAAACGATTAAACGTGATTTCGAAGATACGTGTATCGTAATCAAGGTGCCTGTCATGTCGGACTACTCGGATAGTATCGCCGATTTGGACGCCTTTAAGATAAACTGTTGACGTTTTAAGTGTCAGTTTAGGTCTTGAAGACTCAATCAAAGCCTCGTAAGTCTGTTTGATAAGCTCGTTCTTGTCTTCTTCCTCGCTAAATTCGACAAAGCCAATCTTTGGGCGCATCTTGCCGTCTGGTTGCTTAATGCCGTATTTAGCGGTCATTTCTGGAATTTCAAGATACTTCTGACCGAGGGGCTTGTCTAGTGGGTCCCCTTTGGCTTTCGACCAGACAATTTCTTCGAAGTTGATTTTTCGGCCATACCCGTCAGCGTCTTTTCCAGTATCTTCCGCTGAGCTGACTTGTTCACCTTTTCCACGACCAACTAAGGCAGTGTATAGGTTTGTCTTCTCAACCTCTTGCAGAATTTCAAGGGCGTTATGCCCATAAACTACACGCTTACCGACTGCTTCACCTATTTTGCGCTTGAAATCAATGTATCTAGCGCCAATCTGGCTGCCGTTCATTTCAACAAAGAATTGCATTTCTAAGCCCCACACCTTACACACTTTTTTCAAAGCGTCGAATGTGGAAATGTAATAGAAATTAGTACTCTTCGGGTTTGTTTCAGCAATGAAGCGAGGGGACCAGTTTGTGCCAGTAAGGAGCCATTCAATAACTGGCCTAGCACGTTGGTCTGTTGGGCGTTTGTCGTAAACTACCGTCTTGCGTAATTCCTCGATACCAGATTGAACACCGATAAGCGTTGTGATATCCCCTTTGGTATTCCCTTGGGCGATATAGAAGTAATGGAATTTATGGGTATCGTCGATTGACTGAATAGCCATGTATTCCAGTTTTGCCAGTTCGTCATCCTTCAAGGCTTTCATTTCGACAGTCAAGCGGTCTGAAATGTAGTTTTCAGTGGTAAGACTGAATTTTTGCAAAGCCGTCTTAATGGCAGGCTTGCGAATAATCTTGATAAGTTTTTCGTCTTTATCGAATAAATAGATCATAGACTCTCATCCCTCCACTGCACTTCACGAATAGTTACATTCTTGCCGGTCAATCTGTCCCCGTCTTTCACATAAAACTGCTCTAGTGGACTAAAACGTTGTAATTCACTCAAAATGTTACGGCCATCATAAGTAGCCGTCACTTCTTCGTCGCCAAATTTAATGACGATTTCCTTATTAGCTGCATAGCTACCCTTAAACGATAGCTTGGTTTGCCCGTTGATGATTTCGAATTCTGTTGCCGCTGTAGATGTCACGGCTACAATCTTCTCAGGTATTACCTGCTTAGCATAAGTTAGATAAACAATGTCGTTAGAACGCTCTGGAACTCGTTTTTTATAGCCGTCTGGCACTAGCAAAACGAAACTGCTAATGACTGAAAGCCTGTCTTCCTCAACTTCGTCCGCTTCCTTGAAGATAGCGTAGTAAGTGAAATCTGGCTCATCATCAAATGTTACTTCAAGATAGCCGCTAGGCCCTACCTCTCTCAAAATGCGGTTAAGCTCTCGGAAAGAAGTCCTCATGACTTGGCTAGTGACTGTAGTTAACTGATACTTGACTTCAATCTCACGCTCTGAGTCATTAACGCTGTCTACCCAGACACCACGGCGCCCAGGAACTCGAGTAGTTGAAATTTCACGATTGAGCAGTGAACGTCCCTTGACTGTAAGTTGTCGATACCCTTGGATGATATCTTCTATAGGCGTCCCGTTGATACGCATGTTATCAACCGGAGCTCTTTGCAGCACCGTTGATTCCGTGCGCTTCAATGAAGCATAATCATACATTAGCTAAAACCTCTTTTCTCTTAATAGTTATCAAGCATTAATTCCATCGATTGTGCATTAGTGATGTCATTAGTAAATGCTCTGTAAGTCGTATCCCCCATCTTGAGCACGATGTCCGCTGCCTGTTGAGTAACTGACATCTTGCCGCCATTGAATGAAACTGATGGGTCATACCCTGCCAAACGACCTAGCTGACCGTCCATGCTACCAAGTTCATCAGTGATGGCTCCGTTGATATTTTGACCGGTGAATGCGGCGATAGCCCCTTGAGCCATATAGCGCATAGAGCGGGCCACTTGGTCCGCTTTGCTGTCGATACCGATGATGAAACCTTTATCCGTGTAGATACCGAATTGACGGAACACACGGGATGGTGATTTGATACCAAGCAAGGCTTTAGCCCCGTTAATGGCATTGCTTACAGCGCCTTTAACCGCTGAAATCAACTTCCCGGCTGCGGATGTAACCCCGCTAACGAAACCGCTAATCAATTGAGAACCGACGCTTGCAGCTTGTCCGACGAATCCACGGGCTGCACTTAGTGCACCACTGAACGCTGAACGAACCGCTGAGATAATACGCTGACCAGCACTTGTTACCGCAGATACCACGGCACTAAATCCGCTAGTGATAGCTGACTGAATAGAGCTCATGGCACTTGATACTGCTGATCTAACAGCACTCCAAGCTGAGCTGATAATGCTCTGAACGGAACTCATGGCGCTTGAAACGATTGACTGGATAGCTGACCATGTACTTGATACAGTGCTAGCTATTGCACTCAATACGCTACTGATAAGCGACAAAATAGCGTTCCAAATTGCGCTGATAGTTGCTTGAATAGCTGACATGATTGACGTGATAGCTGATTGAACTTGCGAGAAGTTCCCAGTCACCAATCCGACAATGGCAGCTAATACGCCAGCCAGAACAGCTTGTATTCCAGTCCATATAGCGTTCCAAATTGCGCTGATAGCTGAAAGCGTGCTTGAAATAATGCTTGAGATACCCGCCATGATAGGTGACAGAATGGACATGATTGTATTCCAAACCGTTGAGAAAACAGTCTGGATAACCGTCCACGCCGCTGACCAAATAGACTGAATCACAGCAATGCCAGCACTAATAACGCCACTAATGGCAGACATAGCCCCACCAGCGATAGATTGAAGCAACGCCCATAGTGTTTGGAATGGAACAGCTAACAATGCCCATGCTGCATTCCAAATTGCGAGAATGAACTGAATCCCTGCTTGGATAATCGGGCCAATAGCATTAATACCGATTGAAACAAGGGATTTGATACCTTCCCAAACAGTAGACAAGATAGTTTTAAGCGTTTCCCACGCTCCAGACCAGTCACCTTGTAGAATCTGCATCCCTAGTTTGATGATATTTAAGATAACTTCGATGACTGTTGAAATAACAGTGGTGATCATTTGCCAGCTTGTCGAGAACAGTGTAATTAGCAAATTCAATCCAGTTTGAACCACTGGAAGAATTGCGTTCATGACGTTTTCAATCATGCCCTTAAACATATTCCAGTAAGTCGTCGCTGTCTGCATAATTAAGGCGTGGTTTTCGTTCCAAAAGGAAGTTAATTGACCCCATATTGACATAACAAACGATACAATGGCTTGAACGGCGCTAGTGATTGCACTCTTGATGGTTTCCCAGATTGCCGTAACTTGTGCACGGAAATTCTCGTTATTGTTCCACAAATCAACGAGTGCAGCCCCGACCATAGCGACGGCAGCAACAATCGCAGCAAAAGCAGCAAGAGCCCCGACTGATAACCCACTGAAAGCAGCACCTAGTCCACCCGCTGCGGTAGAACCGCTTGAAAAGAATCCTACTACCGAACTAATAGCACCACCGATTGTACTTAGTGCAGAAACGACGTTTCCAACCCAAATGATTAAGGTTCCAAGTATTGCTATAATGGGCCCTGCTGCTCCAACGATAAGTGCCGCCCATTTAACCCAGCCGTCAACAGGCAGATTGTCCCAGATAGTCCCTAGAACACGCACCACATTGTCTTTGAATGTGATGATAGTCTGCTTCATGTTTTCCATGAGCTGCTTGATATTAGCTTCGTTATTACCAAGACCGGCCACTAAGTTTTCAGCGGCTGCCTTCATGGAATTGAACGACCCCGAAACGGTTGTACTTGCTTCTTTTGCGGTCGTTCCGGTTACTCCAAGTCTATCTTGAGTAATACCGATGGCATCAATCAAGGTATGGAATGGAATGTCACGGATATTATCAGCTGTGGCCTCAAATTCACCATTCAAGACACCAGATTCATTGACCAAACGAGCCATTTCGGACATGGTACCACCGTAACCAAGTTTCAAGTTATCCAGCATGGAATAGTTGTCTTTGGCAAAACCTTGATAAGCGTTTTGAATGTCCGTCATGTTAGTGCCGAACTTGTTCGCATTATCTGACATTTGGACAAGGGCTTTATCCCCGTATTTCGCAGCTTTGGCAGTATCACCGCCTAGACCTTGTAACAAGGTAGCTGAGAACGACGTTACCTGCTCCATGTATCGGTTAGCAGACACACCAGCCGTCCTATAGGCTCGGTTGGCGTTCTCGATGACGTTGGTTCCCTCACGGTCCATTGTGTTATAGAGCGCTTGGGCTTGTTGTCTGGTCATGCCGTAGTCTCTGGCTAGGGTGTTGACGCTTGAACCATTCTGTTTGAACAACGTAGAAACACCACCTAACGATTGCTCAAGGTCTGCATAACCTTTGATTACGGCAGTTAACCCACCGACCATCGGCAGTGTGAAAGCTGTGGTCATTCCAGCTCCGACTGACTGCATGGCACTACCGACTGACTTTAAACTGCTACCAACTTGAGCAAGCATGCCCCCAGACTGATTTCTCAAATCAGCAAGGGCAGACTTGGCAGCATTGACACCATTGGTGAAGTCGCTTGAGTTGGCACGTAATATGGCCGTAACGTCAAAAGATGCTCCCATTAACTACCCCCTTTCTTTGTTTGATTGATGATCCTATTCTTATCAGCTAACGAGAGCGCTCGACTTCTAGGCGCAGTGTCCTCTGGTTTAAATATTTTACTGAACTCTTTTTCATGGTCATAAAACTCATTAAAGGTTCTGTAAGCTGAGCGAACACTCTTGCCCTTGCCTTTGGTAGCTTGCACGGTCTGGTTATACCATGCTTGAATTGCTGCGTTAAAGCGGATGTCCTCTTGTTTAATTGCGTAGGCGGTGTTATACACCTCGAACTCAACAAGCGTTGTCCTGGCAGCTTCGACGTAGCTCATGCCGTGCCTTGCAATCAAGAGGGCCATTGCGTCGTCATAGCTGAAATCATAATCTGGTTGACTTTGCCCTACTCTTGAACGTTCATTGCGAGTTTGAGTAGGGATGACGCTTTTAACTCGTCAATAATAGAGTCGATTGTCTCCTTGTATTTACCTTTGTCAATCAAATCAGCAAGATAGGCTTCAATGTCTGCATCACTTGGCTTTTGTGGCGCTGTAATCGTACCAGCTTTGATGATGTCCACGAATGCAAGAGGGTCGTTGATAGCGACACCGGCTGAAATCAATGTCATAGCACCATAACCAGTCTTCATGCCCTCAAGCTCTGCTGAGTGCAATTTGTTGATCTCACGCAAGAACGCAAGTCCGAAAATCAAATTAAAGTCTCGTCCGTTGATAGATAGAATCATGTTTTATTTCTCCTTTATACAAAAAAAGCAAGGGCACAAAGCCCCTGCAATTAGACTAGATAGATGAAACTAGGCTGTCTTCTTTAGCAAGAGTATGGTAGTCGTATTGAGCGCTTGCGACTGCTTTCTTCTGAGCTTCTGTCAAGCTGTCAGTTGAAATAATACCGTTACCATCAATAGCCATCTCGTAAGAAAGCTCCACTTTGTCGTCAGCGGGTGCTGAAATTTCAAAGTTCTTAAGGTAGCCTTGGTAATATTCAACGTCATAGACATCTTTGCCACCAGAAGCGCGTTTAGAAGCAAGGTCAACTTGCCAGCACTCTACTTTGTCGCCTGCGATGAACCATTTACGCATTTCACGCCACATTTCAGTAGTTGTGCCATCTTCACGATAAGCGAGTGATACGAACTCCCCAGATACTTCACCGTCTGAGATTGAGTTAACCACACCGTCTTTAGTTTTGGTAGTTTCGACCTCTTTTTCAGCGTTGATGGTATGTTCTGTTTGGAAACGTACTTTAGCAGCGTCTTGTGTCTTTTGGTCTTTGACACGACGGAAGAAGACCATTAGGTCTTTACCCAAAATAAGTTCTGCCATTTATTCCTCCTTTTTGGTATATGAAAATGAAAAATCCAGCACAATGTGGATCAATGGCTGGACGTCTGTATTATCCGGTAAGACTTGCTTGTCTGTACCAGTTTTCAATAAGTTGTATTCAAACCCTTTAATTCGCTCGCTAGCTTGTTCTAACGCTTGACAGTAGGTGTCTAGCTCTGCACGCTGCACTCTAGTCCCGTAGATATGGACGGTTTGTCTTATCGTTCCAAAATTGTCGTTATTGAGTGTAGGTGCTGAGCTATTCTCGCCGATGAATGCGAAAGGATAGCTAGCTGATGAATCGGGTAAGTAGTCGTAAGTTGCCAGCGTCTCGCTAGCAATAGCAAATAGATTTCTGAATAAGTCGTGGCTAGGTGTCATTTAAAGGCTCCTTCCATTACTTTTTGGATTTGCTCCGTGAAGTAAGGCTCGATTTGTTGCATCATAGGACGCATAAACGGCTTACCGGGCTGATAGCGTGTCCCAAACTCTTGAAAACCGCTATAAGAGGCGGCTGAATGAATGTGTGATTCTTCACCCATGTGCCTAGTGGTGATATTAGCTCTCAAGAAGCCAGTATCAACTGGCGCAAGCCCTTTTGAAATGCTCTTGCCTTTCTCGGCTGAGTTTTTCAAGGCAGTTTGGGCTTGTGTCCTAACCCCTTGGCTTGCCTTGTTCAAAGCAGCGGCGAGGACTGTGTCCCCTCTCCACTCGATTGTGAAATTAGCCATTTAGCTCACCTCTTTTCAATCTGATTGCGCCCTTAATCGGTGCGTCAATCTGTTCGATAGGGTAATACTTCTTGCCCTCATATAGAGCGTAGTCAAATGGCTTCTGCTCTTGACTGAATCGGCATATCATGACCACGTCTGACCTGCTCCCGTAGGCTTCAAATGCACGTTGTTGGTCAATAAAATTGACTAAACAAGGCACAATCTTACTAGACTGTGCCTTTTCTTCGTGTTTATCAGTTATCGGGTTGTAAGTCGAAGCGCCCTGCTTCACTAGCTTGATGCGGTGCGGTGTTTTCATAGAAACTTCACCTTACCTTTTCGAGCCAGTGAACCGTCCAGGCCAAAATCTTTATCCAAAATCTTTCTGTAAGGCTTAAACATGTCGTCCCAATCCTCGTAAGTGACTGAATAGCCGTCTACGTTCTCGGTTTTGACACCCTCTGAGCCTTTTCGACCATAGAGCTTGTAAACAACATTTTCGATGATGAAATGATACTTCTTGTCAATCTCGGTTGTACCGACTAGTGCTTTGAAATAACTCTCAGCGTCGTTGACTAAGTCTTCAATCAATTCATCCTCAAGATCGTCTTCAACGTCGATACCCAACCGACGTTTAATCTTCTCAAGTTGGATATCGTTCATTTTAGACCTCCTCCGCAGCCTTTAGAAGTTCTTCTAAATCTGCTTTTTTTGCTTTGGCATCATATTCGATACCAGCTTCATCAAGTTTTGCTTTGAGCTCTTTGACTGTAAGATCTTTTGACGGCTCGACTTGTTCGATACCGCCTTTTTCAAGAACTTCTGCCACACGCTCTTTAGATGGCTCATAGCCTTCTCGTGGGTAAACTTCCCCGACTTGATAGATATACTCGTTATCTTGCAAGTCACGGAATGTAATCTTAGCTTTATAGGTCATTTAAACCTCCTGACTAAACTCCTACTGGTTGGATAGCTGCAAATGCTTCGTCGTTTGGAATCGCTACGGCAATTTCAAAGATAGCACGGAGTGCTTGCATGTCTTGTTCAAACAAATGAACATCACCAGAATCAAGTGTGCCATCGTTTTGAACTTTAGACAAAGTAGCTTGATCAGCGATTTTAAGACGCAAGTTAGTACCGTTTGGAATACCGTAAACCAAACCATTGAAGTTACCAGTAATCAATGTACCTGCTGGGTAAGTTTGCCCGTCTTGCAATTGAAGTTGTGAATATGGAAGACCGTCAAGCTCACCGATAGCGTTAGGGTTAGCTGGTTTAGTGAAGATGTGTTGACCACCGTTTACGTTGTCCACAATTCCACGGAGTGTACGGTTGATTGTGCGGTGTCCCACGAATGCGTTAGGTTCTTTTTCTGATTTATCTTCAACGTCATAGATGTTATTGAGGTTGATGTCACCAGATACGATGTTTTGAGCGCGTTTAGCAGACGCCAAAACGTTAGCACCGAATGGGTTGTTATACAAACCAAGGAACGCAGCCCCGTCGATTTTTTTGTTGAACAAATCAACAATCTTGTCCTTGATTGATTCGAAGAAGTCAGTCCAAGTGTAGTTGAGGACTTCTTCTGTAACTGGCAAGATAACCGCCAATTTACGAGATTCAAGAACGTAAGATTTAGTTTGTACTTTTGCAGTGCCGATTTTTTGACCTTCACCAACAAAGTAAGCGTCTGTCAATTGACCAACTTCTACGCCCTTGCGGACCATTTTACCTTCCATTTCAACTTTTTGACCAAGCTGAATGACTTTTGAAGTTTTAACAAGTTCGTCAGTGAATAGATCAGTGATGTATTCTGATGTAATCTCTTTTCCAAGAGAATCAGACAAGAGGACTGTGTCCGGATTGAATTTTTGTTGAGCCATGCGCTCTCCTTTCTTTGATTAGAAATTAGTGATTTTGGCTTTATCAAACTTGTCTTTTCCACGATGTGAACGCCCTTCCTCTCCACCGCTTGTGCGAGGTGGTAGAGCTTTAGCTTCTTCACGTTTCTGCAAATTTAGAATGTTAGCCATGTTTGAAACAGCTAGCTTGGTAGCTTCTTCGTCGCCTTTGACGACAAACGCAAGCGTTGACTCATTGACAGGCACACCTTGAGCTTCGAGCTCTTTAATAGCGATATCCTGCATTTGACGTTGAGCAATTTGAGCTTGAAGTGCTGCAATTGTGCTCTGGGCTTCTTCGAATTCTTTATCCCGCTGTTTCTGTTGCAGTTCTTGAAGTTCTTCCTCACTCATTTTAGCTTTAGCAACGGCTTCCTCGATTTGAGATTGAATACCGGTTTGCATATCAGCAATTTCAAGAGTATGTTTTTCTTCCATCTGCTTGAGTCTACGCTGCATCTCAGCAACTGACACCATTTTTTCCTCTTTTTCCGGCTGGCTAGCTTCAACCTCTTGAGGATTCTCAACTGTTTCAAGTTCTTTTTCTGCCATGATAGGCTCCTTTCTTTACGCTTTAACGTCCAACCTCGACGAACTCATGCAGCTTTTAACGTCCTCAGCACGGTCTGGACAAGGGCTTACTCGCCCCAAACGCCGTTAACAGCTTCTTCATCAAGCGTGCTGCCACCGGCTTTGTATTCCATTTTGATGTGTCCATACGCTGAACAACGACAGTTAGGGTGCATGGGGTACATGTTAACCCCTTTTTCTGCCTTGTTGATTGGTATGGCTTTTTTATCCAAAGGCTTACAGATATCGCAAGCCCCGCTTTCTGCAACATAGATTAAATGCGTAAAGTCATTCTCCTTCAACATCATCAATTCTGTATCAGCATTAATACGAGCTATTTCGGTCTTGAGTAGCCGTTGGGCATTGGCCTGGCTTGTGTTGTATTTCTTAGCTAATCGCTGCCGTTCTTGCTTAAAACCGTCCATGTCGGTGAAGATACGTGCTAACGAGCTAAACACATCCTTCTGCATGTTTGCATGAAGTCCGTTTCTGCCCCATACTCTACGACTGAAATTCTGACCGTAGAAATCAGCGTCTAAAATCGCTCTCATGCGACTTACTGCATTGACGGCAGAATTGCCCAAAATACCTGCTTGACGCCTAAACTCGGCTAAATATTCGCTCTCACGCGCCTCGTCAAAGACTTCGTTAACGTCTGATATAAGGCTAGCTATTTCAAGCCTTAATTCTGCTTTGAGCAGCTCCAGACGGCTGACTTTCATTTTCAAGTTAAACAGTCTCAGCCATTGGTTAGTACTGTGTGAGAAATCCTTCTCGACTACTGCTTTTCTAGATCGGTCTCTGTACTCAGTGACATCGAACTCACTAGCCCGCTTCATCGCTTCTGCATGGCTTAACCCCTCTTTGTCAGCGTAACGCATGTAAAAACCGTTTATTTGGCTCTGCATGCGGTTATAAGACACTTGATAAAGCTCTTTTAAAACCTTGTCACGCTCTACATCACGCTTGATTAGGTCGGATTGTGCTTTCCGTTCGGCATTGTAGCGTTCATTATTCGTCATCATCCTCAGCACCTACAATCTGACTAACTTCTAGGTCCGTAGCGCCGCCCTCTTTGAGCAAACGGCTCTTTTCTTTGCGGGCATCGGTGAAGCTAGCTGATTCCATAAGCGTTTCTTGTGAGATTTCCATGCCCGAATTGATAGCAGATTGAATCTCAGCCCATACATCCGTTGGCAGATTCTCGTGGAAAGTGAATGTCAGCATGTCAGCGTCCACTGGTTCGATACCCTTGAGGTTGTTAGATAGCAACTCAAGCAGTTTATAGCGTCTTCGGAGCGCTTTAACAAAGAATCCACGTTTGACGGCTGTAACTTGCTGCAAATCAACTAGCTTGTAGCGGATAGCAATCCCAGACGTAGCTGAGAAAGTCGAATCGTCTTGCAAATTAGGCAACCCGACAATTCGGAAGAAGTCTTTAATCAAACGTGATTTATACGCTTCAACACCGCTCACATCATATTGCTTGTAGATATAACCGGCATCTAGTGACGTTTGCTGTCCGTTGTGCCCGACACCGCTCTCAAGCACTAGCATGTTAGCGTGTTTCATTTTCATGATGTCAGATGCATTCATACCCGTACTTTCAACATCGCCCTTGATGACAAGCATTGCGTCATTGAGGTCTGACATGTAGTTAGCTGTGTCCGACTCTGCTGCGTCGTAAGCGTCAATGATTGGAATACCTTTTTCCCAATCTCCCGAACGCTCTCGGTTGTTCTGCCATTCAACCACTGGCACCATTCCGAACGGGTTCTCTTTGCGTTCGATTTCCTGCCAGTTTGGATCATAACTAACAATCTTGTTGTCGGTGTAAACTGTGACAAACATTTCACCGTTGTACACTGGGCAATGAACAGCCGCAATGATATCCTTTCGGACGTCTGCGCTACGAATAGTGAACATCTCTCTTGCGTCAATCAAGACCACTGCTGGATTGCCAAACTCGTCATAATAATGCAGCTCAAACGCTCGCCCAAAACGTGAAGCGTCATAGACTAACTCACGGTTAAGAGCTTCAATGTCGTTGTAAGCGTTGAAATCATCAATAGCCGTTAAATCGCTGTTAGTGTCAGTGGCACCGATTGAAATAGGTTGACCCACCGTGTAACCAGTGAAGAAGCGGCTAGCTTGTCCACCTAAGTCGTGCCTAATGCGGTAGTCAGCCTTCTCTGGTTCCAATCGCTTGCGACCATTTAGAATAGTGTAGTTATTTCCGTTTGAGTAGCTCTCTAGGATATTCAAACGGTCTATCTGTTCGTCTTGGAACTGAGCTACCATCTTTTCTAGTTTCTCACGTCCTTGGAACGTGTCCACTAGATCGTCCGCTGACTGAGCCATAAAGTGTGTGTTAGCTTCTTTTGGGAAATGAAGGAAATCTTCACGTTTCTGTAAGCTAGTTGGTTCCATGTCTCGCTCAAATTGGTATGATCTAGGAATGTACTGCCCTTCATGTAAGATGTCGTCAGCACTATGTGTTGTGTTCGTCATTCTATCTCCTTATCAGTTTGTTAACCCTTCTAATCTTAGCGTCTACGTCCTGTCTGTCCTTGACGAAAATAAGGTTTTGAAGTGCGTATCTAATAGCGTCGATACAGTGGTTATAACTATCACACGGCTTGTTGATATACTCGTTTGTATGTTTATCTTTCTGCCATGTATAGTTCTCAAGCTCCTCAATCGTCTTGACGCATCTTTCATCGACAATGATGTCGAATTGCTGCAAGAACTGAATCCCTTGAAGGACTGAACCTTTACCTTTATCTACCGGAATAGCTCGACGCAAGCCCAGTGTTTGCAATTCTGCAACAGATTTCTGCTCCGCTGAGTCAGCCATAATCACCTCTTTTGAGTAGCCAAGGCTAGTGATGGCTTCTGCTATCTGGTTGTTAAGCAAGCCCTTTTTGACATACTCCTCTAGGATGTATAGTCGCTTATTCTCTCGGTCTATTTTGACATGCATAAACGCCGTGGGGTCGTTAGTAAACCCAAAGTCAAGACCAAAAAAGGACGGTAACTGTTTAAGCTCGTCCTTGTTGAGTAATCTCTTTTCGTATTTCGGGAATACTAGCTTATCGAGTGTTGCGAACTCACCCAAAGCATAGATTTTGTAGTAGGCTTCGTTTCGATTTGCTAGTTCCTCAATATTCTCCTTGGTCAAGTCGTCCAGGAACCGATTATCCTTATACGTTGTTTGATAAACCACTGTATTCTTAGGGTTCTTCACAAAGAACGCATTATATACCCAGTTAGCCTTAGACACTGGGTTAAACATCAAATAGATTTGCTTCTGCTTGTGAGCTTTATCCCTCAAACGAAGTGTTAGCTGTGTGTAATCGTCAAGCGTAAACTCTGACGCTTCTTCCATGACCACGTCTGAAATACCTTTGATAGACTTGATTTTTTCTGGATTATCCATACCTTTAAAAATCAGTTCAGCGCCGTTTGGTAGCTCAATACGGAATGCGCTCATGTTAACCTTGCACAAAGCAAGCACACCGAAATAAGACAAGGCTGCTTGCACGTCCGCAAACACCGAATCACGAACCGTAGAGCCTACTTTTCGCAATATCAATATCTTGCGGGGTTTGTCCCAATTTTTAAGAGCCTTGAGGACTATCTTCTGGAAGACCCCATGACTCTTACCGCTAGATGCCCCGCCGTAATGAACCTCAGTGAATGTGTCGTAATCAAACAAATGCTCATAGATATGCCGATTAAACACCTTGCTTGGATTGATTTCAAGATTAATCGTCATTCCATTCACCGACATTAATATTGATATCTTGCGTTACATCAGCTTCGACCTTGTCTGTCCACATTCTATAACGCTTACCGATATCAACTGCCGCAGCTCGACGAGTAGCGACGTTCGGCTTAGCTTGAGCAATGCGTTGCATGCCCTCGCCATCGAGGACCAGCAAGGGTTCTTCAACTTCTCCACGCATTACAGAAGTCAGAAATTCCATGACTTCTTGTTGATCTGCAACACGTTCTGACTTCAACTTTTCAAGTTGCTCGTCTATATAAGCCTTGATGTTAGCTTTAGCAAGCAGTCTACTTCCATTAGCCTTTGCAACATCATTGTTCTTAATATTAGGATAAGCCTTCTTATATGCTTGCGAAGCATTTAGGCTGATGATGTACTCATCGGCAAACTTCATTTGTTTCTCGGTCATCCCATTTTCCATCAACTCCTTTCCGATACTGAAAAAGACAACCCACAAAATGAGTTGTCTCCGTTTTTCTTCGATAATATAACAATACCACTTTAAACACTTGTAAGATACCGTGCTTTATCCGTCAAAATACCGAAATCTCAACGTTCTACGACTAATTGACCATTTCTGTACAATTCTGCAAATGCTAGGATAGCATTATTTAGCAACTCTTGAAACGCCGTTCTCTCGAAGCCGATTGCTTGGGCAATTTGCCAGTTTGGTTTCGGTGGATATGCCAGATATTTCTCTATCAATATTCTGCGATAGTCTGGACGATATAGCCCGCTAACTGCTTGCTCTATGGCTTCTAGCTCGTTCATAGCATCGACACGTCTGACAGCAATATTTTCCACTGGTCTGCTCACTCCGCTGCCGCCTCTTGGCATGAAAGTGAACTCTTGTGTAATCTTCTGCTCAGCACTATCGTGTGCTATCTCTCGCCATCTTGGATATTCTCGAAGTTTTCGCTTGCAACCTCTGATAGTTGCTTTCTCATCAATTTCCGGCAATAGCATTGTTCTGCCCTCTCTGGTATAATAGTAGTGTTGACTTTCAAAGAGTGCCGGCCATTGTGTCGGTCTTTTTTTGTTTGGCTCAAGAAACGTTAAGAGATTTTATTGAAAAGATTGAGCGTTTATTCTTGGGGTGTTTCTCAAGCCTTTTATCACCTTCTTTCTAGATCAGCAATACCGGCATGATTGCTAATCGTTGTAGTAAATGCAATTTTGACATCAATAAGAAAGAGGGTTGTTTCACATCCTTTTTTTCTTATACTTGCCGGGTTTTTGTTGAGCAAGGTCTGTCAGCTTGCTCGGTGATGAAAAAGTGTTCAAGCCACTAAAAATCTATATTCATTTTTTAGCTTCATTTTTTATTTTTAGTGTTGACAGACAACGACGGGCCACGGGAATCGAACCCATGATACAACCTCTCCCGTCTATAGATATAGAGAAATCATTGTCGGAGGTTTTCCTCCTTCTTTTTTTGAACTCATAATAGATTTTTAAACAAGAAATAAAGTTAGGTAGAATTATAGAGATTTCTGACCAATATCTAATTAAGTGCAGGCATAAGCCTTGTAGAATCACGCCACCAGTAATGCGCTTTAGATTTGTAAACAAAGAAATAAAAAAGGTTCCTCGATTCTAATTATTTACTGGATTTTGGTGCATCCACGACCAGTCACGCTTCTGCTGATTTGAATGAAAAAAATAAAGGATTCCTCTTTTCCGTATATAGATTGACTGGTAATAGCTAGTAAGGGAGTCGAACCCTCATAGACCGTTCTAGCTACACGCCTAGAGCATAGGCTTTATATAAGGCTTTTCTTACAGTTATTTTATTACGTCCAACTTTGCCCCTAGTCCGATATTTAAGAATAATGCGATCAACTTCATCGTCCAACCTTTCAGACCACTCGTAGTTATTGAAAACGTAATCAATGATTTCGCTGAATAGCCCTCTTGAAAGTAGCCCTTCCATTTGAATAGCTTTTAAAGGCGTTAGAGCAGCTTTTTCCGCATAGCACAGTTTGAGGGCGTTTTGGGTTCTGTTAACATTTTTCTGGTCGCAGCCCTTGACGTCTCTAATATAGCTATTTAGGTTGTTAGGGTGTTCCTTGCGTAGCTCTTCCACTTCTTCCTGGAATCGCTTGAATAAGCCCTCTGGCAGTCCTGCGTTGGTTTTATTCAACACTGGGCGCGTGGTTTTACCCCTTGTGTATTTAGTAGACAGATAGTCTTGAAGGTCGTTGAATAATTCATCGGAGATAATGCCTTCTAGTCTCTCGACAGTTGCCGGTGATATCCTCGCACGCTCCACCACTGCACTGTTAAACGCTTGATAAATGATGCGAGCTTGTAATTCGCTGCATTGTTTCACATCTTGAAAGAATTGTTTATAAGAGCCTTTTTTGTGCGCTTTTCTAAGTGCTGTATGTTCACTGACTAGCCGTTGATACAGCTCTGGTGTCAGTCCGGAATATTTGTAGGTTTTACTCATGAGCTTACCTCTGCCAGTTTCGGATTAGTGTAGATATTGCCGATGGTTTCGATTTCGAAAATATCCGTGTTAAACAAATCGTATAGAGGGGTTTCTTCGACTTCTCTTTTGATTTCCTTAGAGATAAACATCGCCTTGTCTTCGTTGAAAGATACAACTTCCAACCAGCTTGATAGGTTGGTTACTCTTAGGATGTCCCCCTCAAAGATTTCTTTGCCATTCTTGTCTCTCAATCCTGTTGATTGCATAAGTTCGATGTTGTCAAAACCATAGGTATATATATCCCTTTCAACCGGCAATCCATCTTCAAAATAGATTTTTTGTGCGTCTATTTCTTCATTCTCGTAATCAATAGCAAGAATATCTTCTGAAAGAATCAAACGTCGTTCTTGCTTTGACCAAGCCCTAAAATTTGGAATCATTGTCCCCGCCCCCTCAAATAGCTCGGAATATCATCCCCGACTTGCACGCTGTCATACTGTTCCTTGCTGACAAGGAATTTCCCGTAAGCGCCGCAATCGAGCGTGTAGAGTTTTCCGACCATAGATTTTCCAGTAACCTTGCCATGTAGCTCAACGGCATTGTCTGCCTTATGGATAACCACGGTCTCGATAGGTCTGTTAACCACTCGTAGAACAGTAGTCACGTTAATTGCTAGTGATACCATGAGCAGCACTGTAGCAATAGCTAGGTCGTTATAAATCACTTTCTTTAACGAACGTCCCATTAATCATTTTTCCCTTTCTATTCTTAATTTCTTCATACGCGATACCCAAACACTCAGTCACATCAAGGTCTAACTGGTGTGCTAGCACGATAATTGTTACTAGCGTGTCACCGATGGCATCCTTCAACGCTGCTTGTGGCTCAGTGAATTTCGTCGGTTTCAAGAGGACATCCCGAATTTCTCCGACTTCTTCCGTGACTCGCATCCACTGAATATTAGGGTCAGCTTGCTTTAACCCACGGCTATCTGCCCAGTGGTTGATTTTAGTAATTAGGTTATTCATCCGTTACCTCTTTCACTTCAACGCCTGGGCAGTTAAATACCCATTCAAAACCAGCATCTTCAAGTTCTTTGCGGGTGTGGGCCACTCGAAACTGATGTGTCTCCTGTCTGCTATTGATATACCAATTGCCGTCAATCTCGTGATTCAAATATCTAGCGTCGCCATAAACTCCTTTGAATTTGACTATATATCTAGCCTCTTTCTCGACCTCATACCCAAACTGGTGCATGTTTACGAGGGTTGTGATAAACGTTTTTTTATTACCCTCCGCCCACGCTTTAAATTCTTCCCGATAGCAATCCGTTGAATTCATGGCAAGGTCGTATACTAAACCGCACAAATTTAAGTCAAGATTTCGTTTATTCCCCTCATACCAATCCGCCACGTATTGAGGCACTACTGGTTTAGGGAAAAAAGAATCATATAGGTCTTCTGCATGAGCTATCGAAAGGCGTCCCGCTGTTGCTAGTTTCTGTACTGCTTCATCCTTATTCATCATCGTTAGTTCTCCTTGTAAATAATCAGTGCTGATGTATGGTAATATGTAGCACTAACACCACTGTCGGCCACGCTGGAGACATTTGACTGATATTTGATATCAATGATTTCAATTTGTGGATTCTCTTCGATAAACCCATTAATCAAATCGTCGATTTCTTGGTAATTAGTAAATCCATATTCAACCTCTAACCACTTCGTTCTAATCATCAATTTCCTCCATCCAGACAGTGGCATCCACTGCCATGCTTAACTTTCTCAACACTTCAACGTGTTTCAGTGCCTTGTTCTTATCTGTGAAATGGCACTCCTTAACATCATCCATTGTGCGTGCTACTCGTACTATCCACCGCATTCGACTAATTCCACCTTATATTTCTTAGCATTGCGATATTTCACACCTCGTAAACGGTGTAATTCGTTAATCGCATCATTCTTATTACTGAAGACATGCTCACTGTCTTCCATGTTGTCGTAATAGACGATTACCTTGTATTTCATATCTCTACTAATCTCCTTCCATTTTCGCTAGTTCTTCGAGCGTATACCGGTGTGCCATAGTAACCAACAGTGCTAGCTGATACCCCCAATTGTTCGGCTATTTCACGCTTAGTTCCCATCGCTAGCAATTCTTCACCCTTATATAGCGCATACTCTTTTACTTGCATAATTCCATCATCCTCCTTAACAAGTCATCATCCGGTAACTGCTCTAGTGTCAGAATACGGTTGAGCTTCTTAACGTCGATGCCTAACTTAATGCTCACTGCACCTTGCTTTTGATGCGTGGTATAAAACCAATGTCTAAAATACTCCACACGTTCTAACACCGTTACCTGTTTATCGTATGGCCGTGGTGCATATTTAACACCAGCCATGCGATCATTCCACCGTTTTACCATTGACTATTTCCATAGCCTCCTTAACACTTCTTGCCACACCTACGAGTGCCCCTCGTTTTTGCATGGCATCCATAAATTTTTTCTGGTCGTCTCTCACTCGACCTTTTTCATTCTTCACCTCGATGAAAAATATCTGCCCGTCTGGTCTAAATCCGAATAGGTCACAAAACCCCTTCGGTGCCCCCGTATCGAACCAACGTCCGTCTGCCATTCTGACTTTACCAACGTTAATCCGAAATACCATGTACCCAGCTTTCGATAATTCCACTCGGATTTGGTTTTGAATACTATGTTCAGAACTCACTAAATCCCCTTCAATCGCCATTGCGACAACAACGTCCCCATCTTTAATTTTAGCAAGGATGCGTTCTCCCTCTTTTTCGAGCACTTGTTCCATTTCTTTGTCGCTTAAATTTTCAGGCGCCTTTTCGTCTGGCACTTCGACTACTTGGAACTTGCAGTAGCTGCCCAAGCGTTTCGCGTATTCGTCGATTCCTTGTTTTAAATATTTTTCTTTCAGTTTTCCTACACTCACAATGGTAATATTCATTTGATCCCCTCATTTCACAAATTATCTTACCTTTTTTTGACAAAAATTGCTTGTTTTATCTCTTTTTCCCCAGTTATCCACAAAGTTATCCACATGTACACATGTTCGCCCCTAAATTTTGGGCTTTTTTTATGAAAAACACTAGATAT